TGCTCAATCTACCAAAAAAGTTGAGCATTTTGCAAAAACTTTAAAGATTAAAGGACTCGGACCAGCAGCTATAGAAAGACTTGACCTATTCTCAATCTCTGATATTTATAATCTAACCGAACAAGATTTAATAGAAGGCTTGGGTTCAGAGAAATTAGGTACGAAGTTACACGCAGAAATTGAAAAAAGTAAGACTGCCGACCTAATCACTCTCTTACCAGCTTTTTCGATACCGCTGATAGGTCAAAGCGCTTCAAACAAGCTTAGAAATAAAATTTCGACTATTAGCGAGATAACCCTAGAAAAATGTAACGAAGTTGGTCTGGGGCCTAAAGCGGCATCGAACCTTGTTAGTTGGTTAGAAAACACTTTTCATTCCGAAAAGTTTTACGAGTTGCCGTTTTCATTTACTTGTGAGATAACCTTTACTGAAGAAAAAAGTAAAGGAACAGTTTGTATCACAGGGAAACTGAAGTCATATAAGACTAAAGCTATTGCACAGCAAATTTTAATGCAGAACGGATTTGATGTAAAGGACAATCTCACAAAAGATGTTAATTACTTGCTAAACGAAAGTGGAATCGAAAGTGCAAAAACACAGAAGGCTCATTCAATGGGCATAACAGTATATAACAATATAAAACAATTATTAAACACGGAGAATAATCATGGCACTACCTAAGTGGACAGATGAAAGAACTGCTGAGTTAGAAAACTTTGTAGGTTCTGAAAGCCCCGTTACTCAAGCTACAGTTGCTGAAGCAGCTGAGCAATTAGAAACTTCTACAAGAAGTGTTTCTTCTAAATTGAGAAAAATGGGATATGATGTTGAATTAGCTTCAGCATCTGCGAGTAAATCTTTTAGCCAAGAGCAAGAAGATACTCTAAGAAACTTTGTAACTGACAATTCTGGAAGTTACACTTATGCAGAAATTGCTTCTAACTTTGAAAGCGGAGCATTTTCAGCAAAATCAATTCAAGGTAAGATTCTATCAATGGAACTTACTGGTCATGTAAAACCTGCTCCTAAGCAAGAAACAGTAAGAACGTACACTCCTGAAGAAGAAGGTACTTTTGTTTCTATGGTTAAAGATGGTTCCTTTGTTGAAGAAATTGCAGACGCCCTAGGCAAATCTGTAAACTCTATCAGAGGAAAAGCTTTATCTTTACTTAGAAGTGGAGACATTGACGGAATACCAAAGCAAAAAGAAACTAAAGGTTCTAGCAAGGCTGATGTCTTAGCTGACCTTGATATTGCAGGTATGACTGTTGAGGAAATAGCTGACGAAATTGGCAAGACTGTAAGAGGCGTAAAAACAATGTTGACCAGAAGAGGTCTACAATGTGCTAATTACAATGGAGCTGCCAAAAAAGAAATCGGTTAATTAGCAATGTTTAAGTAAGGGAGTTCGCTCCCTTACTTATTCTTGGGAGAGATAAGTGAATATTGCTAGTGCTTTAATTAAACAAATCATTGTTGAAAATGACTTTGACACTTGGTCAGGGCTGAAAGATATTTATCTTCCCAGCGAGTACCAAGGGATTTATCGTGCACTAAGCAAACATATTGACACATATCAAGAACTTCCTAGTCTGGAAGAATTTAAAGCAGGATTAAGAGATAGAAGTCTACAAGAAAAAGTAGTCGCAATGGAAACTGTTGAAGTAGATGTTTCTGCTGACCTGTTATTAGATTATCTCAAGAATGAATTTACCCAAAGTGAAATACTAAATGAATTAGATGAATTTGTTGATAGTACAGTAGCTATTGCAACAGCAGAAGAAAACATAGAAGGACTACAAGAGATAGTTCTAAAGGTAAGTGATAAAGTAGATGTCAAGCCGCCAGAAGAAAGTATGCAGGCTATCAATCTTTTTGAAGATGATGTTGAACTCTCTAGGTATTTACCTTTAGGATTAAATAGTGAATATGATTCACAAATACAATTCTCTCCCAAAGACTTGGTGCTTGTGGGAGGCAGACGGGGTGCTGGTAAGTCTGTAACTTGTTGTAATTTAGCAAGTACAGTTTATGACTCAGGTCGCTCTGCCATTTATTTTACTATAGAGATGGATAGTAGACAAATTCTTCAAAGAGTTTGTTCTATCTCAACTGGTGTACCTCTCAAGAGATTACGCAGTAAGAATCTTTCTAGTGAAGAATGGAATCTAGTCGGAGGTTGGTGGGCAGGTCGTTTTCAAGAAAGTGACGAAGCTCTCCACGACTTTGAACGAGATAGAGATTTTGAAAAATTTCATACTTCTCTGTCAAAACTCAAACTAGATGAAGAAAGGCAGATAGATGTAGTTTATGACCCAGCACTTAGTTTATCGAGAATGCAGTCTGAACTTGATAAAAAAGTAAAGACTCTCGATGTTGGAATAATCATAGTTGATTATCTCAACCAAGTTCGCCGCCACAATGTGCCAAGTCGCTCAGGGCAGTATGATTGGACAGAGCAAATAGAAGTTAGTAAACGACTGAAAATATTTGCTCAAGACTATGAAACATTAGTTTTTGCCCCATACCAAACTGATGCGAGTGGAGAAGCAAGATTTGCAAAAGGAATATTAGATGCAGCCGATGCAGCTTACTCATTAGAAACATGGGAACAAGAAGATAGATGTATGACATTTAACTGTGTTAAAATGAGAAGTAATGTAATGTCAAGCTTTTCATCAGAAGTTGATTGGGAAAGTTTGAAGATTGGTCCGCAATCGCAATTAAGTCCAAAAGAAAGAGACGCAGTAGAAAAATCAATGAAAACTGGAGAGGCAGTAGACGACCTATGATATGGTACACAGAAAAACAACTAGAAACAGCATGGAAAACATATTTTAAAGTATGTAATGAAAATATGATTACACCTTTAACAATAGATGATTTTAGACCTATTTATGAACATATATGTAGCCAAGCATTAGGAGAAGTAGAATGAGAGATGTTTTTGCAAAATCTATGACTCAGTTTTTTAGATTTACAGCAGATACTTTCTTTGCAAAAAGATATGGGCATAGAGCCGTTGTACTAGAAACTGTAGCTGGAGTACCTGGCATGGTTGCAGGTATGTGGCTACACATGAAAAGTTTAAGAAAAATGAAAACAGGTTGGGGTCCGCAGATTCGTGAAATGTTAGAAGAAGCAGAGAATGAAAGAATGCATTTAATGTTTTTCATAGAAATAGCACAACCTAATTGGTTTGAAAGATATTTAGTTTTACTTGCACAATTAGTTTTTATGATATTTTATTTTTTTGTGTATATTATAGACTTTAGAACTGCTCATAGAATGATAGCATATTTTGAACAAGAAGCAGTTAAATCATATACAGAATATTTAAGACTTGTAGAAAATGGGAGTATAGAAAATGTTTCAGCACCTAAATTAGCAATAGACTATTATAGTATGAAAGCTGACGCAAAACTATCAGATTTAATTAAAAAAGTCAGAGCTGATGAACAACATCACTCTGAAGTAAACATGGAGTATAGTAACAAATGAAATTTAATGAGCTCAAAAAAGATAAAGAGCAGGGAAATATAGATGAATGTAAATGGTGTCAAGAACAAGACCCAGAAACAGATAGAAATATTCATTATAAATGCTGGATTAGATAATGGCATACAATAGAATTGACCCAAGAGAAGCTCGTACCATATGGTTTCCTAAATTTACTGTTGAGCACATGACAGCTAGTGAATTATTAAGTAAAGAAATCAATCAGTTAGAGCTTACAAACAGAGTTCCTGTTAATACACCACTTCTTGCAAGTGTAGAAAGAGAAGGATTTAAAAATCCTTTTCTTTGCATGAATAATTATTGGTGTATAGCAGGCTCACAAAGATTAAGGGTAGCTCATGCAATACGAGAAGAAAATCCTTCTTGGGACTCAGTAGTAACAGTATATAAATTACTTGAGCACCCTTGGGAGCCTTTACATTTATGGAAGGAAGACCAAATTGTTGCTATTTATTTCCAAATGCTAGAATTAATATTTAAAAGTCTATATTACCCTTATGATACTGATGATGGCGGTAATGATATGATTTGGTACGAAGAATTAGGAGATAGATTAGAAGGTTGGAATGACAGTTGAAGAACTATTAATAGAACAGAAGATTCCCTACAAACAGTCCCCAAGAGACTTTGTAGTTCGTTGTCTTAATCCTGAACATGATGATAATAACCCTAGTATGAGAATAGATAGGGTAACTGGAGTATTCAACTGTTTTTCTTGTGGTTTTAAAGGGAGTGTCTTTAAATTTTATGACGCCCCTTCGAATCCTCTCGATATTAAACGAGAAAA